ATACCTCGGGCTGGATGCGCCCGTCCCTGACATATGCCGACGTTGTCTTGATCAGTGAGTTGATAAAGCTGATGTTTGACTGATGGCTTGTCGGGTTCATCGCCGTGACAGCAATCAGATCGGCGCCAGATCCAGCCTTCTTGGTCCCGATGCTCTTGCCTTGGACAGCCCACGCAAGGCCAGCCTGTTGGCTAGACTGCAAGAGAGGATAGCGAGGGCCTCCCATCATCGGCTCTGGCACATCAACCTTTGATGCGTCGATGCCTGTGTAATATCCTCCAGTGCGCGTCAGGTCTGCCACCGTAGGGATGATCCTGGCGTCACGAATATCGCTTGGCGTAATGCGTCGGACCTCGGCCAGAGGTGCCTCCTGCATCGCCCTAGCGACCTCATCAAACGTCAACGGCGGGCGGCCAACGCCGGGGATCGGGTTGCTGTAAACCGTCGGCATCTGGCCGGGCTGATTAAGGCGCTCCACGACATCACGGCCAACAGCGCGCATGGTGTCGCCTGCTGCTTGCTGCGCTGGCGAGAACCCTAGAAGACCCTCCATCATCGCGCTGGCAGCAGGCACGCCGATAGCCTTGGCGGCAGCGATAGGCGCGGCGATGCTGGCCACGCCTGACGCCATCTCGCCCAGTGATGCGATGCGGTCCCAATAGCTTTGATCTGGCGCCACCATGCGAGATCCGGCCCGCATGGCGCTGCCGATGCCTTCGACCGGGTTGAACGTCTGGTTCAGGAACGCAAGCCGCTCGGTGACGCCGTTGCCGATGTCGAGGATGCCCGGCGCTGTGCGGCGCGGTGCCATCGTGTCGCCCGGCTCATCCACGCGCACCCACTGACGGCCTTCTGGCGCAGGCGGGACGGGGCCAGCGTTGGGGTCGTTGCTGTCCCAGACTGCCTGCCCTGTTGCCGGATCGATCAGCTTCATTCGTCAGTCCTTCGGATCAATGATGACGCGCTCGATCTTCTGGATGATCGCGCCGCCGTCTGGGCCGCTGTGTTCGCTCTTCACCGTGTCGTTCCAGTCGGCACGGAAACGGTTCTTCATCTGGAAAATGTAGCTTGTGGCGTTGAAGCCATCGACGCCGCCGAAGGTCGAGACGCGGCCCATCTTTTCCCACCATGCTTGGGAGAGGCGCTGTGCATGCTTTACGGCTTCCGAAAATTCTGGGTGTTCTTGCGTCCACAGATCGAAAGTCGAATAGGCGATGTCGAGTTCTGCGGCCATTTCGGCCTTGCCCATGCCTTCGCGCCCGCATTGGATCACGGTCTCGCACATGGCTGGATCGTATTTGCTCGGGCGTCCTGCTGGCATGATTTCCCACCTTCATCTCGGGCGATGCGGCCCGGTCGCTGGGGCGCAGTTTAGCGCAAGGTTCAGGCAAAAGAAAGCCCAGCCGAGGAGGAGCGGCTGGGCAAGTAGAGGCAGGTGTCCAACAGGGAGGTGTTGTGCTGACACCTTACCGCTTGATGGCCAAATACGCAAACATTCCTTTTCCGTGCCGCTTGCAGAACAGTAGGCACATGCCGGCGTCTGATGCGGCTGCGGCATCGAGGCGGTGTGGGCCGCCGCAGTGTTGGCCGATCCAGTAAAGTATGCGGTCGCCTTTCTTGGCCTCATGCAGTGTCAGCGGGAACATGCCGCGGTGCAGGCCGGTGATGTCGGTTGGATCTTTCATCCTGTGCAATCTCCCCCGTCCTGCTGACACAGCACGCCTTCGGTGCTGAATATCCAATCGCCCTGCCGTTCTACGAAGTCACGCAGGCTCTTGCGTGTGTATTCCTTGCGAAAGCGCGCGGCTGCTGATGTCGTGGCCTCTGTGGTCTGGGCTTCCATGCGCTCCCACCATGCGTGCCGATCTGGGAAGTCTCTTGCCAGCATGGCAAGCGTTGCCTCTGACTTCAGAAAGCATCCATCACAGTTGCCCAGCGCCGTGTTGCCCTTGATGTTCTGCAAGCGCAGATCGAATGGCTGCGCTGCCCAGAATGCCATGACGTGATGCTTGGACACACCAGCGTCGGCCAATGGATACCAACGCTGCCAACGCTCTTTCTGAGGCTCACGGTTGACGCGGCCAGGTTCGTCTGCGCGGATGCCAAGAGCAGATATCCAATATTCCCACCCGATAGACCGCAGGTAATCGCGAGACGGCTTCACCTTCAAATCACCCGTGCAAAACCTGGCCTGCTGGTTCGGCAGGTATTTGCGCTTTCGGATCAGTTCCTCGAAGGGTTCGCCGTCTCTTGATGCGCTGTTGTGCGAGACGACATTGAAGCCGGGCTTTTGGCTGATGCGTTCGACCCAGACAATCGGGATGCTCCAGCGGTCACCAACCTCCTGCACGAAGTCTAGGGTCTGCGGCATTTCGCGGCCAGTGTTGGCAAAGACCACCTTGCAGCGATCAGGGATGCCGCTGTTGGCCTCGGCGATCTGGTGCAGCATGTAAGCCGACGTGCGCCCACCGCTGAAGCTGATTTGCACGTTTCCGTCTGGCAGGATATAGGCGTTCACTCAATCACCCCGTCGCTGAGAAAGTCAAAGTCATCTTCCAGATCGGCCTGCGGTCGGCGCACGGCTTTCACCTCGGCGCCGGGGAAGGATAGCTTGATCGCGTCCACAAGGCCATTGCGGTGAGCGTGCAGGGCCACTGCCACCTCGCGCATGGTGTGGATGGCGATGCCTGGACGCTTGGCGTAGGCTGCCGGCCATTCGCGTCCATCCTCGATGATGCCGAAGGTGGTTCCCTCATATTCGTATTCCCAGATCATGGGATCGGACACGGGCCGACCGAGGCTGACGGCTTCGGCGTCCATCGCGGCCAGCCCGCGCAGGCAGACCTCGACCCAGAACTTCACCTTGTCGGGATCTTGTGCATCGATGGCACCGTTCAGGCCAGCGACGGCCTTGCCCCATTTCGCGGCGCTCTCGACCGAGACAAGTTCTGGCAGGCGATCTACGCCCCACCGCTTGTCCATCTCGCGGACAGCCTTGTCGAATGGTGCCAGCGATAGGTCCGCTCTGATCTCATTGGCCGTCGCTCCTTTGTGCAGGATGCGGTCGTCTTTCTTCTGCCGGGTTGGTCTCTGTGCCATCGTTTTGCTCCTCTCATCTCGTTTTGCGGGTTCGCCCTGATCTTGGGTAAAACCCAGTGCGGTGCGCCGCTGCTGCGCCGCTAGGCAGGCAGCAGTGGCGCGCCTTGCGCCGCTGGGTTTACCCTATAGGGCGAAATCACCAGTGGCGCAGTCGATTTGCGCCGCTGGCGCGCCACTGAAACAGCATTTTGAAATCCAGTGGCGCACATCAATTTTGCTCTCCAACACGGCCCACAGGGCGCACACCTTTGCGGTCTTTCCGCTGGCTTTCGGACCGATATTCGAACTCCTCGATCAGGCCACGCTCATGCCACGTCTTGATGATGCGCTTGGCCTGTCCATCGTTCTTCATGTGTGTCGGGTCATCGAAGGCAAAGGTCGTGATGACGCGCCCGACAAAGCGGTCACGGTCTTGCGGGCGGATTGAATAGTATTCTTCCGACCCGTCGCTGGTCACTGGCCCGAGTTCGATCAGGCGCAGCATTTCGTTGACCACCTTGTCGGTCATGCCCTTCCATTCGTCTGGCAGTTCGAATGGCACGCACACGCCGATCCACTCGCCGTTGTCGATCTTCACACCGATCATCTGGCGATAGGTTGACTTGTCAGCGGGCGGGGCGAGGTTGGCCTTTCCGTCGTCCACCCTAAAGATGCCTTTGGCCTTATCAGGCTCCACGCCCAGCTTCATGGCGTCATCTTCTGAGACGCGGTTGATGACGCGGGCTGCTCGGGCTGCACCGATCAGGCTGCCTGCGCCACGCACGCTGTCGATGCTGGCGTCTTCTCCGTTGCCTTTGCGGATGTGGTGGACCAGACCGATGGCCGATTTAGTCTCGTCAGCCACGCGCCTTATTTCCGCCACAATGGCGTTAACAGCCATGTTGTCGTTCTCGTTGATGTTGTGGGCGCCGACGAAGGGGTCGATGAACACGCAGCCGATCTGCTTTTCGGGGATCTTGCGGCAGAGGTATTCGACCAGCTTGGTGTTGGGCAGGACGCCGTCACGGGTCTGGATGCCGAACTTGAGGCTGAAGTCTCGGCCAGCGTTGACGAACAAACGGCCCTGCACTTCTGCGGGCTTGATCCCGTAGTGGCGCATGGCAGACAGCACGCGGCGCTGGATCTCTTCCAGCGGGTCTTCAAGGTTGACGATCCACACGTTGGTGCGCTCTTTGACATCCTCGCCCAGCAGCGGGCGCCCTGTCACGATGGCCAGGGCCTCAACGATCTGGAGAGATGTCTTGCCGATGC